CCATACCCCTACGAGTATGTCCTGTAGTTTGGGCGATTTTCTTTAACTGGTCAAAACGCTGGTCATCTACTGAAGGCAATTCAATCTTATGCCTTGCTTCTATTGACCTTCTTCTGTTATATACTGAACGCTGACTAACACCTATTTTTGTTGCCATTACAACGGCTGAGCCACATTCTTTCCAGGTTGCAATCCACTCTTCATCACTTAAATGGTACATTGAATTCCCCTTAACAAGTAAAAGAACACTAACATACAATTATGTCTTATATTAAAAAAGTTGATAAAAATCAAGCATCTGTTGTAAAAGCACTACGAGATTATGGTGCTGATGTACACCTTCTTCACATGGTGGGTAAGGGTATTCCCGACTTATTATGCGCTTATGAAGGACACACCATTTTAATTGAAGTAAAAGATGGCGCAGATAAAGTTTTTACGCCTGACCAATTAAAGTTTATAGCTGGCTGGCAAGGTGGTGATTTATTTAGAGTAAATAATGAACAAGAAGCAATAGATTTGCTAAAATCATACAAACAGGAGAAATAATCATGCCAATGGACAAAAGTGGGTCAGCCCAAAGCGTAGGTAAAAACTATAAAACTGAAGTTGCCGCAGGAAAACCTAAGAAGCAAGCCCTGGCGATTGCATTGTCCGAACAACGCACCCATGCTAAAGGTAAAGTAAAGTCTAAGCTAGAAGCTGCTTATGCTAAACACATGGCTGGCACAGAAGAAAAAGGCGAAACCAAGAAAGAGTCTAAAAAGACTGAGAAAGCTGAGATGTAATGTTTAACCTACCATCCGTAGTCGGCAAAAAAGATAAACGTAAGCAAGAAGAGAATGTTGGTAGCGATAAAGACATTCTAAATAAGAAAATTAACGATAGACTAAAGCGTAAAGAGAAGTTAGCTAAGGCTATGAATAAGCTACATGACGCTGACATTGCATAATTTCTTCAGATAAGCTAGGGTATAGACCTAGTTTTTGACTTTTTCTTCAGATACACACAACCTCAGACCACGATTTTCAATTTCAAATCTTTTCAAAAAATTTGTGATTGGTTTATGGTTTCATGATTTGCTTTAAAGATAAGCAGGCCATCCCAATCAGCTTAGGCGGACTCTGAGCGCCATTCTCCCATCTGGTATAGGTAACCCTATGCACACCCAAGAGATTCGCTGCAGCCTCTTGTGTGAGTCCTAGCGCCCTTCTCCATTGTAGAAGGTTATATTCCATATAATGCCCCGCAAAAAGAAAGGGGAGCGAACCCCCCTTATTGTTGATAAATGCTTATTAGTACTCTAAACCTGCACAATCCATCATATTTCCCTGATTAGCTATAAGCAAAGACCTTAAGGCCTGAACTGCGCTTTTAACCATGTAACGATTGCAGTCCGGCTTTTCTAATTCTTTGACTATTAGGTATAAAGAACCGAATAATTCGTCTGTGTCGTTGTATGCCATATAGATAGACTCTTCCAAATTGCCTATTTTTCTTTCTAACTGCTCGACTTTAGTTAATGGTTTTACTGCTGTTTTCTTTGTGGTCATGTTATTCCCCTTTGGTGATTGCTGCGATTTGTGCTGTTAGTTTCTCAATAGTCTTACTTACCCTGGCTTTTTGAATAGGGTTTTTACTCTCTTTAAATACTACTTTTTGCCAAAAAAGACTGTTTTCCAATACTTTTAAGCTATTCATAAAACCTCCCCTATCAATTTGCCGGTGTCAACTTTGTAATTGTGTGCCAATTCATCTAATAGCCTGGAAAGCTCAAAGGCCAAATCTTTGCCATCTAAAATGTCAGCTACACGCTCATATATGTATTGAGTGGCTACGCTACTATTACCGAATCCGTTATTCATGTTAAAACCCCCTTAAAATGCGTTTAAATGATATGTATGGCAGTAAGGTAGAAACCTAAGTACCCAACCGCCAAAAGAAAAAGAGAAAGTAACACCGCTTGATAGTTTTTCATGATTAAATCCATTCTTGTCTAAATGTCTTAGAGGGTGAGAACCAATGGTTAATCTGGTCTACTAGGTGAAAGCCCATATCCATGCCACATCCTTTAACTACTAACCCACCATGCTTACCAATCTTTGTGCCTAATGCGTTAGATATAAGCCAATCTAATGAGATGATGCGACCTGCATCAATCATCTTTACGCTTATCTCTCGAGACATACCAGAAGCTGATACATGACGGATAACTGTATAGATGGTATCTGTTGGAATAGTGCTTAGGATGTTGCCTAACTCTTGTGCTGCCTCTTGTTTAACTGTAGTCATTTAAGTTTCCCCTTTAGGTGACTGTTTAACGGTGTTGCTAACTGTTAATGTAGTCCATAACTACAGGATTATGTAAATTATTTACGCTTTATTACTAATCTATCTAGATAGTGTGGTATTTGTGCTACTTCTATGTGTTTATGTTATATTGCATCTAAATGAATCAAATACTTAGCGTTTAATTAACTCCTTAATTACTGAAAGCTATGACAAACTCTAAACCTATAGCTAAAAGCTATAACAACATAACTATTAACGAAGACGGCTCAAAGGTTGCAACCAAGCGTCTTCCTCCCAATGCTGGTAAGGGTCGACCTGTTGGGGCAGTCAACAAACACACCGCTATAGCTAAAGAGGCCATAGCTAAATTTGTGGATAAGAATAGCCCCAGGATGCAACATTGGCTTGAGGAAGTGGCAGCCGGTATCCCAAAGACTGACAAAGAAGGCTGTATAAGATATGACAAGAATGGGGACATTGTGTGGATAGTCCCGCCTAACCCAGAGAAGGCTTTTCTCATGTTACAAGCTGTAATGGAGTATCACCTCCCCAAATTAGCCCGCCAAGAGGTTGTAGGAGATGAGGCGGCCCCTCAGCGAATGGTCATTAGCTGGAAGCGCCCAGAGTGACAGAGAGAGTCCTTGAAGTAGAAATGGACTATTGTCCTCGGAAGGTCTTTGAAGACTTCCACGATAGACATCAAAGATGGTCAGTTATTGTGGCGCATAGGCGGTGCGGTAAGACTGTATTGTGTATTAACGACCTAATTTATAGGGCGCTAATAGATGATAAGGAAGATGGGCGATACGCTTACCTCAGTCCATACTATGCCCAAAGTAAAACAATCGCCTGGGACTACTTAGTCCGCTTCTCTAAGCCGGTATTAGCCAAAGCCAATCAGTCAGAATTATGGGTTGAATTAGTCAATGGGGCACGCATAAGGCTATTTGGTGCGGACAATCCAGACGCCCTCCGAGGTCTTTACTTGGATGGCGTGGTCTTAGATGAATACGCAGATATGAAGCCCTCTATCTTTGGGGCTGTATTGAGACCTTTACTTTCAGACCGGAAGGGCTGGTGTACCTTTATAGGCACTCCAAAGGGACATAATAGCTTCTGGGAGGTTTACAACAATGCAACCCAAGACAAAGACTGGTATGTCAAAGTCTTAAGGGCTAGTCAGACAGGGTTACTGGAACAATCGGAGTTAGACGATGCCGCCAAGACCATGACCCAAGACCAATACTTACAAGAATTCGAATGTGACTTTGAATCGGCTATCTTAGGCGCTTACTATGGTAAAGAAATGCGCCAACTGACTGACCAAGACAGAATCACGGATATTGAATATGACCCCTTATTCCCAGTCCATACCGCATGGGACTTAGGCTATAGCGATGACACAGCGATATGGTGGTTTCAAGTCGTGCATGGGGAGATTAGATGCTTAGACTATCACTCTAGTAATGGTCAGCCGGTGGCCTTTTACGCTGGAATCATACAATCAAGGGAAGATGAAAGAAGCTATACCTACGGCACTCATTGGCTACCACATGACGCCAGGGCTAAGACTCTATCAAGTAATAGAAGCGTGATTGAGCAGCTAGGCGATAAGATTCCCCTAAAAACCCTAAAGATAGTCCCTAACTTATCCTTGCAAGACGGAATTCAAGCATCAAGATTAGCCCTTACTCGTACTTGGTTTGACCATAAGACAATAGACGGAATAGAGTGTCTAAGGCAATACCAGCGTTTATACGATGAAGACTCAAAGTCATTTAGAGACAAACCTAAACATGACTGGACTTCTCATGGCGCAGATGCCTTTAGGTACTTGGCTATAGTTTGGAAAGATGAAGCGAAGATTATTACCGCAGATGAGCCTATCCGAGGTTTGTTTGTAGGGAAAACAGATGTAAGCCTTAATGAGCTTTGGAAAGAAACTAAGACCAAATCAAACAATAGAATATAAAAAGGGTAAAATAAGCAAACATTTCGCCAAATATTCAAACATTAGGGCAACTCTATGGCAAACGATAAAGCAACGGTCAATCATTCCTATGAGGATTGGTACAAAACGATTATGGGATACGAAAGGTCTTATAAGCGTTGGGAAGCTAGAGTAGACCGCATAGTAAAGAAGTATAAGGATGACAGTCGCTATGACCGCAATCCTAATGCTAGGTTTAATATCCTCTGGTCAAATGTCCAAACAATCCAACCTGCTATCTTTGCTAGACTCCCTAGACCTGATGTAAGCCGTAGATTCCGTGATAACGACCCTATTGGCCGTGTCGCTTCTATGATGCTTGAAAGAGCCTTAGAGTTTGAGATTGAGCACTATGGTGACTACAAATCAGCAATGAATAATGCTGTCCTTGACCGCTTATTGGGTGGTCGTGGGGTAGCTTGGGTGCGTTATGAGCCGCATATTGTAGGCGAAGAAGATGGCGAGCCTGATGACGGACTAGAAGTAACTGAAGATTCTGACGAAGCTGAAACTGAAGGTGCAGTAGAGAATGAATCACAAGAGCGCATTGAATACGAGTGCTGCCCAGTTGATTATGTCCATTGGCGGGATTTTGGTCACACAATCGCTAGGACTTGGGAAGAAGTCACCGCAGTATGGCGCAGAGTCTATATGTCTCGCCCTGCTTTGGTTGAAAGATTTGGCGAAGAAATGGGTCATAAAATCCCATTAGATACCAAGCCAGACGATTTAAAACAATCTTACAAGTCAGATGACGGAGTGTATGAAGCCGTTATCTATGAAGTCTGGGATAAAGAAACAGGCAAAGTATTATGGATTTCTAAGTCACTCGGCAAGATTGTTGACGAAAGAGATGACCCACTAGGATTAGAGAACTTCTGGCCTTGTCCTAAACCACTTTACGCTACTCTTACTACAGACTCGCTAGAGCCTATTCCTGACTTTACTATCTACCAAGACCAAGCTAGAGAGTTAGACACGCTATGTGACCGCATAGATGGCTTGATTAACGCCCTTAAAGTGCGTGGTGTATACGATGCTTCAGCAAGTGAGCTACAACGCTTATTTTCTGAAGGCGAAAATAACACCATGATTCCAGTAGCTAACTGGATGGCTTTTGCTGAAAAGCAAGGTATGAAAGGTGCTATTGACTTAGTAGACTTAGCCCCATTCTCGACTGCTTTAATGGCTTGTTATCAAGCAATGGAACAAGTTAAGAATCAAATCTATGAGTTAATGGGTATTTCTGACATTCAAAGAGGTCAATCAGACCCTAATGACACGCTTGGCGCACAGATTATCAAGTCAAATAACGCTGCTGGTCGTCTAAAGACTCAGCAACACGCAGTAGTAGATTTCGCAACATCTCTGTTGTCTATTAAAGCGCAGATTATCTGCAATCACTTTACTGATGAAACGCTAGTTAAGATTAGTGGTGCAATGCAATTGTCTGAGCAAGATAAACAGATGATTCCACAAGCAATAGAACTATTAAGAAACGAAGCTAGTAAGAATTTCCGCATTGAAGTTACTTCTGATTCGATGATTTACCAAGATGAACAGCAAGAAAAGCAAGATAGGATGCAATTCTTGCAAGCAGTCGGTGGATTTATGGCCCAAGCTGTACCAATGGTACAAAATAGCCCTGAGTTAGCACCTATGGCGCTTGAAATGCTGAAATTTGGTGTTACAGCCTTTAAAGCCGGTAAGCAATTAGAAGGTATTATTGACGAAACAGCCGATAAATTGCGTATTTCTGCACAACAATCACAAGGTCAACCTAAACCGCCTCCTCCTGAGATTCAGAAGGCGCAAATGGACAACCAATCGAAGATGCAACAGATTCAGATGCAAGCCCAGGTTGAACAAGCTAAGTTACAAGGTCAA